AGGAAAGAAATCATAATGAGAACTCAACTACTATGCACATTTACTCGTAAAATAAAGTTAAACGAAATCGTAGACATTATAGTTTCGTGTAATGATATCCTATATGATAAAATTTATATATTTGAAAACCGAGATGATTCCAATCAATTGATTTGCACTTACAATGTAGAATTTATTGAAAACTATGAAGAAAACATTATAGATACAATCTCACTACACAGAAAAAAACAATCCAATACATTGTATACAATCAATGCATTGAACGAAGTTATCAGAGAAAAGAACGGAGGCGTGTTGGATAAATCATTTATGGTGGATTGGATGGAATTTGAGAACACATTGTTATTAACAAATGAATCAGGATTGACAAAAATCCCTACAAAAATACATCAAATTATAGATGTTACGACCTGGTCGCAAAATAATTAAAAAAAACACTTGACATTACTAAATAATTTTAGTATATTGTATCGTAATGTTAATTAATAAAAGGAGTTCCTAACTATGATATTAAAAGTAGTTGGACAAGTAAAAGGACATCGAGAGAAAATGACTATGACTCTTGATACGGAGGCTTTTCGTAATTCTTATAAGGGATTTACTTCCAAACAAGTAAAAGCAAACGCAAAGAAATCTCTTAGATTAGCCAAGACTAAGAAATGGGCAGACTTCAGAGAGTTCTTTGAAAAGAAAGCAGAGATTGAAAATTCTATTTCTGAGATTAATTCTTAAAAAAAATTAAAAAAAAATAAAAAAACTGCGTTTTGAGTTTTTTAGTTTATATATATGTATATAACAGATTACTTATTTGGTTTTAAGTAATTTAGTTCTTTGACAATTTGGAATTTTGAAAGTAGAGAGAGTTATAAGCTCTCTATGGGATTGGCTGAATAATGGATGCCTCGAAAGAAGTCCATAAAGCAATCCACTACAGAATCGTGGTGATTCAATCGATGCTAAATGTTGTGTCGGTTTTCTTTGACAAAAGATGTAGAATGTATTTTCGCAAAAAAAAAGAAGCGATTCTTTGACTTCATTTTGGGTAAGGGTAAAACTGAAATCCCAACTTGTGACAGAATTAACCCAGAGTTAGAGGGGTAATGTAATCACATAGGAGTTGTATCCACTCGGACGATTATTAACTATAATTGAAGAGCACTATCATAACCGATAGATGTGAGGTATGGAGTAAACAAATCTAACACGAAAATTATAGGTAATCGCAAATCCTATATCCCCATTATAATTCCAAAGATTTTAAAAGCCCCAGCGATTTTTAGTTTCCACCTTTATATAGACTTAAAAATACAATGGGGCTTTTTTCTATAAAAAAATAAAAAAAACTATGTTTTTAGAAATTTATATGATACTTATTATTGTATCAAGGTTACTTGATTAACAAATGACAATTAAAAATAAAAAACAGGAGAATGAAAAATGGACTTAAATGCAATTCGCAAACGTCTCGGTCAATTACAGACCACAAACAATCGCACATCAAGCTTATGGAAACCACAACCAGGAAACCAACAGATTAGAATCGTGCCTTACGCTTTCAATAAAGAGAATCCTTTTATTGAATTATTCTTTCACTATAATTTGAACAATCGTTCTTATTTATCACCAATATCTTTTGGTAGACCAGACCCTATTGAAGAGTTTGCTCAAAAACTAAAAGCAAGTGGTAATAAAGAAGATTATCAATTATCTAAAAAACTTGAAGCAAAAATGAGAACTTTTGCTCCAGTTATAGTTAGAGGTGAAGAATCACAAGGTGTGAAACTATGGGGATTTGGAAAGACAGTTTATCAAGAACTACTTTCTATAATCGCAGACCCTGATTATGGTGATATTTCTGACCCAATTAACGGTCGTGATGTATCGGTTGAATTCATTTCAGCAGAAGAGAGTGGAGCAAGTTTCCCTAAAACAAATATTAGGGTTAAACCGAATCAAACACCAATTTCTGATGAACCATCAGTCTTAGAGTTAGTAAAATCATCTCAGAAAGACATTACTGATATTTATCAAGAGCAATCATACGAGGAGTTAACAGGCATTCTAAACGAATGGTTAAATCCAAGTGATGACGCATCAACAGAAGAAGAAAAAGCACCAAGCACGGTAGCAACTTCTAAGTTGGAAACTTCTAAAGTAAAAGATACTTCAGAAGCTTTTGATGAATTATTCAATTCATAAATAATAACACAATATGGGGGTTGAGTTATCAATCCCCATTCAAACACGGAGTATTGAAATGTCAGTAAATGATGTATTGGCTAAAACATTAGCCGACTCTTTGAATAAAAAATTCAAGGATACAAACAAGGTAGCATACTTCTTAGACGGAAGTGATACCACACCAACAGATATCAAGGAATTTATCTCAACAGGTAGTTCCACATTAGATTTGGCTATATCAAATAAGCCAAATGGTGGTATTGCAGTTGGTAGAATTACAGAAATCAATGGATTAGAATCAAGTGGAAAATCTCTACTTGGTGCACACATCTTAGCAGAAACTCAAAAGAAAGACGGAATAGCAGTATATATAGATACTGAAACTTCAGTCAGTCAAGAGTTTATGGAAGTCATTGGTATAGATTTAACTAAGATGTTATATTTACATTTAGAAACCGTAGAAGAAATCTTTGAAGCAATTGAAGAAATCGTAACCACCGTTAGAGAATCTGACAAAGAAAAGTGTGTAACGATATTAGTTGATTCATTGGCAGCAGCTTCAACAAAAGTTGAAATGGACGCAGACTACGACAAAGATGGTTGGGCAACTTCAAAGGCAATCATTATATCAAAAGCTATGAGAAAAATCACTCAAATGATTGGAAAACACAATGTAGCATTGGTATTTACTAATCAATTAAGACAAAAACTCGGAGTAATGTTCGGAGACCCTTGGACAACAAGTGGTGGAAAAGCACTACCATTTCACGCATCAACAAGAATTCGTTTGAAAAATCTTGGTCAAATCAAGGATACTAAAAAGAATACTATTGGTATGAAATGTAGAGCACAGATTGTCAAGAATAGATTAGGGCCACCTTTGAGACACGCAGACTATGCTATGTATTTCGATAGAGGAATAGATAACTATGGTGGGTGGTTAACCGTGATGAAAGAGCATAAACTTGTTAAATCAGGTGGTGCTTGGTATACATTAGTAGACCAGAACGGAGATGAACATAAATTCTTATCTAAAGATTGGGAAGAGTTAATTACCAAGAATGATGAACTAAGAGAATATGTTTATGAACTCATTTGTGATAAAGTTATATTAAAATACAAAGGAAAACTTGGTATTGATGATGTAGAGTTCACAGATGAGGTAATTGGTGATTAATAAAAGACACCTATCGATTCTGAATCAAATAAAAGAATCTGGCGGCGAAATAGATAGTGGAAAATCAAATGACTCGGTTTTATTGATTGACGGCTTGAATTTATTCATACGAGTATTTTCAGCCATACCAACTACTAACGAGGACGGAGTTCACGTTGGTGGAATAGTTGGTTTTTTAAGGTCATTAGCGTTTTCTATTAATATGATTAGGCCTACACGAACTATCATAGTATTTGATGGTAAAGGTGGGTCTAATCGCCGTAGAAAGATATTTCCACAATACAAGATGGGAAGAAAGATGTCGTATCGTTTGAATAGAGCACACGATTTTCTGACTCGTAATGAAGAACAACAAATGATGATACGACAATTAAATCGTGTCGTAGAATATTTGGAGTGTTTACCAATTACCATAATCAATATGGAGAACAATGAGGCAGATGATGTCATTGGATATTGTGCAAAACATATTTTCAAAAACAAAGAAACTACCATTTTATCAACCGACAAAGACTTTCTACAATTAGTAGATAAAAATACAAAACTTTATTCACCGACAAAGAAAATAATGTATGATGAAGCAAAGGTATTTGAAGAGTATGGAATACACCCAAAGAACTTTTTATTATATAGAGTATTTGATGGAGATAAATCTGACGGAATACCAGGAATACACGGAGCAGGTATGAAAACACTCGTTAAGTTATTCCCATTTCTAAAAGATGATGGTAAATACGATATTGATGATGTGATAAGAAGCGCATCAACACAAAAACATAAGTTATGTGAAAAAATTGTTAAATCAAAAGACCAATTAGAAATGAATAGAAGACTTATGGACTTAGATGATGGTATTATATCAGGTCAAACAAAACTTAAAATAAAAGAAATAGCAGAAAGGCCAATACAACGATTGATTAAACATAAATTTCAAAAGATGTTTTTAGAAGACAAATTGTATCAGGCATTACCAAATCTTAATAGTTGGTTGGCAACTACATTTAACAGATTAAACTTTATGGCAGAGGACACACATAAATGAATAATAAATTAATACACGGAGATAGTGTTAACGAATTGAATAAGTTTGAAGACAATTCAGTAGATTTATTATGCACAGACCCGCCATACGGTTATGGATTTATGGGTAGAGATTGGGATAAAGTATTGCCAGACATTAAAATATTTGAAGAGTGTTTCAGAGTATTGAAACCTGGTAGTATGGCATTTGTTATGTCGGCACCAAGAAGTGATGTTCAGTATCGTATGGCAGAAATGTTAGAAAAGGTTGGATTTAGAATTGACTACACACCAATCTATTGGACTTACGCAAGTGGTTTTCCAAAAGCAATGAACATTGGTAAGATGATTGATAAACGAGACGGAAACGATAGAGAAGTTATCGGTGTTGATAAAAACTCTGCACCAGACCTACGAGATGTTGGTAAAAAATCAAAAGAAGCTATCGGTATTGACAAGTTATCTTATGGACAAGTTCAAAATGCAGAACGAAAAGTAAATGAAATAACCAAAGGTGGTTCAGAATTAGAGGGAAGTTATGCAGGATTTCAACCAAAACCAGCAGTTGAAGTAGTTATTGTAGCAATGAAACCAATAGATAAAAAAGGTTATTTAGAACAAGCAGAAGATAATCAAAAAGGTGTAACTTGGTTTGATGATTGTAGAATACCATTTGCAGATGGTAGTGATGCGGAACAATATGATTATAATAATGTTGCCGGTCAGATGAACTTTGATGAAAAATATGAAAAAGATAGTGGTAAAATGTATGAAGGTGGTTGGGAAAAACCTAAAAGAAAAAAGAAATCAGATTATGAAAAATATGTAGAAAAGCAAAAATCATTTAAAGGTGCAAAAATAATTGGTAAAACCATTAAAGGTAATGAACACTTTTTGAGTGGAGATATTAAACAATTAAATCCAGCAGATAATTATCAGAAACCAAAAACCACCAATAGAAAACCAAGAACAGAGGGTTCAGTATTTAAAACAAGTGGATTTAAGAGTGAAGATAATGATACCGCAGAAGCAAGTCCAATGGGTAGATTTCCAGCTAATCTATTAGTAAGTGATAATATTATTGATGATGGAAGGATTAGAAAAGGCGATAGTAGAACGACAAAATCTACATATGATAAAGGAATATGGGGTAATGCTAAAGCAGTTGAAAGTAATGCATTATATAATGATAGTGGTGATTATTCAAGATATTTCAGTTTAGACGCTTGGTGGAGTAAAAATCTAAAATCATTACCAGAACCAGTTCAGAAAACATTTCCATTTATGATTGTTCCAAAAGCAAGTCGTAGTGAAAAAGATAATGGATTAGATAGAAATATACACCCGACGGTAAAACCCTTGACATTGATGAATTATTTAGTTACATTAGGTAGTCGTAAAGGTGATGTAGTATTGGAACCATTTGCTGGCAGTGGAACAACTGCACTCGCTTGTGTAGCACAAGAAAGAGATTACATCGCAATAGAACGAGAACAAGAGTATTACGAGATAGCAAAAGCTCGTTTAGAAAAAGTAGAACGACCATTAAAACTATGGAAAAAGTTTTCGTGATAGAATTAAACAAAACATATAACGAAAATTGTTTAGATACAATGAAAGAAATGCCAGATGATTTCGTAGATATGACATTGACTTCACCACCTTATGATAATCTTAGAGATTATAAAGGATATAGTTTTGACTTTGAACCAATTGCAGATGAACTATATCGTGTAACGAAACCAGGTGGAATAGTAGTTTGGATTATAGGAGATGCGACAATCAAAGGAAGTGAAACAGGAACTTCATTTAAACAAGCACTATATTTTAAAGACACAGGATTTAATCTACACGACACTATGATTTACAGAAAACTAAATTACTTACCAGTTACTGCTAATCGTTATGAACCACAATTTGAATATATGTTTGTATTGTCAAAAGGAAAACCAAAAACATTTAATCCATTGACAAAGATAAATACATCAGCAGGTTCAAAGGGCGGTAATCACAGACACGACGGAGAAAATCTACAACCACTTCACACTAATGACGGAATTATTAAAAAGGTTGGTAGAAGAACTAATGTTTGGGATGTCGCATGTGGTTCAATGAACTCAAAAGATAAAGTATCATTTGAACACCCAGCAACTTTTCCAGAAAAGTTAGCAACCGACCATATATTAAGTTGGAGTAATACAGGAGATTTAGTATATGATTGTTTTATGGGGAGTGGAACAACAGCAAAAATGTGTTTAGAAAATAAAAGAAATTATATCGGTAGTGAAATCTCAAAAGAATACTGTGAGATTATACAGAAAAGATTAGAACCATTAAAAGTTTGGGATAAGTTTGGTGGGTAGAAAAAGAAAATATCATACCGATAAAGAAAGACGAGAAGCCCAAAGAAAGTGGCAAATGGAACATTATTTACGCAATAAAGAAGAAATTAAAGAAAAAGCACGACAAAGATATCGTGAACAAAAAAGAAAAGACATTTATGAAAAAAAAGTTAACGATTTGTATGGGGACATTGATATTTAATATAAGAAGGTTATGAGCAAAAACGAATCACTAATACAATATGGAACATCTTTCCAATCAAAAATCATATCATCGTTATTGGTAAACAATAAGTTTATCCAAACCGTATATGATATCTTAGAAGTTAGTTACTTTGATAGTGACGCTAATAAATTTCTAATCACAGAAATCAGAAGATATTTTGACAAGTATAAAACACCACCTACGATGGAAGCATTGAAAGTGCAGATTGATGACTTGGATAACGATGTAATGAAGACAGCAATCGTAGATAGTTTAAGAAATGCTTGGAACTTCAGAGAATCACCAGACTTGGAATTCGTTCAAGAAAAAACATTAGAGTTTTGTAAGAATCAAGTTATCAAGGGTGCAATTATGCAATCAGTTGAGTTATTGGATACACAAAAGTATGATGAAATCAAAGGTGTAATTGACAACGCAATGAAAGCCGGAGCCGAAAGAGATATCGGACACGAATATATGACTGGCTTTGAAGAACGAATGAGTTCATCAACGAGAGAAACCGTAGCAACCAAGTGGGATAGTATAAATGATTTAATGGAAGGTGGATTAGCAGGTGGAGAACTTGGAGTAGTAGTGGCACCAGCAGGTATTGGTAAATCGTGGACACTACAAGCAATCGGAGCAGACGCAGTCGCTAAAGGTAAAACCGTAATCCATTATACATTAGAGTTAAATGCAGAATATGTAGGATTACGATATGATTGTATCGTAAGTGGACAACCTACTGGCAATTTACAATACTATAAAGAAGAAGTTTTAGCTAAAATAAATAAATTAAAGGGTAATTTGATTATCAAATATTATCCTACGAGAAGTGCAAGTGTTGCAACATTGGCAGGACACCTACAACAATGTGAATTACAAGGTATAAAACCAGATATGGTATTGGTTGACTATGCAGATATTATGAAGTCTACGGTCAATTTCAAAGAAAAAAGACACCAAATTGGACACGTTTATGAAGAACTAAGAGGTATGGCAGGAGAGTTTAACATACCGATATGGACAGCTTCACAAGCAAATCGTTCATCATTAGAGGAAGATGTGATTGACGCATCAAAAGTTTCAGAAGATTATTCAAAAGTTATGACAGCTGATTTTATTATGAGTATGTCAAGAAAAGTGGAAGACAAGATAGCAAACACGGGTAGATTCCACGTTATTAAGAATAGATTTGGACCAGATGGATTGACCTTTCCAGCTACCATTAATACCAATACAGGTTACATTCAAATATATGAAGCCAACACTCAAGAAGGAAAGCAAGCACAAGGCAAAATGGACAATGCAGAAGAGTATATGAGAAAAACCTTAGCACAAAAAAAGAAAGACTTCGACTCAGAAGGGTTTGAATAGAACTTCAAAGAAAATCTTTCTAAAACTTCAAAGAATTTAAAATATAATAGAATAAGATGAGTATATATTATACTTATAATAGGAACAAAAAGACAGACAAAACATAGGAGAGTTTCAAGTGAAATTTAAGTTATCAGAAAATTTTATCAGTAAGTATAAAAGGAAAAAAGCACCATTTGGTTTTAACGGATTAGGCGAATTAGTCTATATGAGAACATATTCAAGACTTAAAGAAGATGGGAAGAACGAGCGTTGGTGGGAAACCGTTCAACGAGTAGTAGAGGGAACATATTCAATGCAAATGAATCACATTGAATCACACCAATTAGGTTGGAATCCTTGGCAAGCACAGAAATCTGCACAAGATATGTATGATAGAATATTCAATATGAAATTCTTACCACCAGGTCGTGGTTTATGGGCTATGGGAACAGCAATCACAGAAGAAAAAGGATTGTATGCCGCACTAAACAATTGTGCTTTTGTATCAACGAAAACACTTAAAGAAGATTTAGCAAAACCATTTTGTTTCTTAATGGACGCCTCAATGTTAGGAGTTGGAGTAGGATTTGATACTAAAGGAGCGGGGGAAGTTCTCGTTAAAGAGATTGATAAGAAAAGAGATTCAGTTACATTTGAAATACCAGATACTCGTGAGGGTTGGGTAGAATCACTTAGACTTTTATTAGAAAGTTACTTTCACGGAACACAAAGAGTTGAGTTTGATTATTCATTAGTTAGACCAGCAGGAGAGCCAATCAAGGGCTTTGGTGGTGTATCAAGTGGACACGAACCATTAGAAGAAGTTCACGAAGATATCAGAAAAGTATTAGAGGGTAATGCAGGAAATCCAATTACAATAACAACAATCGTAGATATAATGAATTTGATTGGTAAATGTGTTGTAGCAGGTAATGTTAGACGAACAGCAGAAATTGTATTCGGTGACCCTGATTCAGATGAATACTTAGATTTAAAGAATTATAAAGTAAATCCACATAGAGACCAATATGGTTGGACTTCAAACAATTCAGTATTTGCAGAACTCGGTATGGATTATACCGAAATAGCAAAAAGAATTGTAGATAATGGAGAACCTGGTCTTGCTTGGTTAGAAAATATGAGACATTATTCAAGAATGAAAAATGGTGGTGATAACAAAGACCATAGAGTAATGGGTGGTAATCCTTGTTTAGAACAATCACTTGAATCATATGAGTTATGTTGTTTAGTGGAAACATTTCCAGACAACCACGATTCATTTGAGGATTATCAAAGAACATTAAAATATGCTTATTTGTATGCAAAAACCGTGACATTAGGAAGAACACATTGGTCAGATACCAACAGAGTTATGTTGAGAAATAGACGAATAGGTTGTTCAGTAAGTGGTGTCGCACAATTTATAACTAATCGTGGTTTAGATACTTTAAAGAATTGGTTAGAAGATGGATATGATACAATACAAGAATGGGATAAGATGTATAGTGATTGGTTCGCAGTTCCAAGAAGTATTAAAACAACATCAGTAAAACCAAGTGGTACGGTTTCTCTATTAGCAGGAGCAACACCTGGTTTACATTATCCAGAATCAAGATTCTATACAAGAAGAATTAGAATATCAGTTAATTCAGAACTAATAGAACCATTAAATAAAGCAGGTTACACGATAGAGCCAGCATTCGGTTCAGAAGACTCAACATTAGTTGTTGAGGTGCCAGTAGATGTCGGTGAAGGAATAAGAACTGCAAAAGATTTATCAATATGGGAACAATTTAGTTTGGCTGCATTTATGCAACGACATTGGGCAGATAACCAAGTTAGTTGTACTGCAACATTTGACCCTGAAACAGAAGGTCAAGAGATACCGCATGTATTGAATTATTATCAATATCATTTAAAAGGTATATCGTTACTACCAAGACACGATTGGGGAGCATATCCACAAATGCCTTATGAAGCTATTGATGAAAAGACATACAATAAGAATGTTAAAAAACTTGGTAAATTATCATTTGGTGTGATTAAGAACGAAGAAGCAGAAGTTGATAAGTTTTGTAACAACGATTCTTGTGAATTACCAGGTTTACCAGATGTAGAAGAAAATTAGATTTCTTACAGGCAAGCAACACACCTGGATAAAAATGTGTTGTCAACAAAAATAAGGAGAATGATTATGAATTATCGTAATCTTTTAGCATCACTATTGTTAATGTGTGGATTGTTTGCTCAATCTATTCACGGAACAATTGTTGATGTGAACTCAAAGCCCTTGAATGGAGCAAATGTTGTTGTTGTTGGAACTAACTTAGGTGGAATATCAGATGAAAGCGGTACATTTCACATTGATTTAAGTTCTGGAACATATGACATAACAGTTTCTTTCATAGGGTATTCATCAATGACTAAATCAGTTGTTGTTGGTGAGAAAATGTCTACATTGGAATTTGTCTTAGAACAAAACTTTGTAGTCCTTTCAGATGTTGAGGTATTAGCTTCTAGAGCATCTCAACAAACACCGGTAGCCTTCACTAATGTTTCAAAAGAAGATTTGGAATTAAGACTTGGTTCACAAGACCTTCCAATGATTCTTAACACAACACCAAGTGTTTACGCTACACAACAAGGTGGTGGTGCGGGTGATGCTCGTATCAACATTCGTGGTTTTAATCAAAGAAACATCGCAGTAATGATAAACGGAGTACCACAAAACGATATGGAAAATGGTTGGGTATACTGGTCTAATTGGGACGGAGTTGGAGACACAGCTGCTTCAATACAAGTTCAAAGAGGACTATCAGCAGTAAACTTAGCAACGCCATCAATCGGTGGAACAATGAATGTCTTAACTGACCCAACTGCCTTTGAAAAAGGTGGTAAGTTCAAACAAGAAGCAGGAGAAGGTGGTTTTCTTAAAACTATGTTCAACTACAATACTGGTCTTATGTTTAATGACAAGTTAGCTTTGAGTGGAACTATTGTTCGTAAAACAGGTGATGGACTTGTTAACGGAACGTGGACTGACGCTTGGGCATACAACTTGGGAGCAAGTTTTGCAGTAAGTGACAAACAACGTTTTGAATTATATGCAATTGGTGCACCACAAAGACACGGACAAAATCTATACAAGCAAAATATCGCTACTTACTCACAAGAGTTAGCTGGTGATGTTGACGGATACGATACTGACGCTTTCGCAGAAGGTGAAAAGTTCGAAACCGAAGCAGGTAGATTGTTCAATCAAAATGTCGCACCTATTGACCCATCATATACAGGTGAACAATACTGGTATATGTATGGAGCAAACACAACTAAGAGATATAGTTCAACTTTCTTAAATGAAAGAGAAAACTATTTCCATAAACCATTGGTTAACTTAAACCATTTCCTAGAATTAAATGACAAAACTCGTATGAGTTCAGTTGTTTATTGGAGTGGTGGTTCAGGTGGTGGAACAGGAACTTACGGAAGTGTATCAAGAATGCCAGCAGTTGAAGGCCAGAAATGGTACGCATCTTCGCCGTGGACTTGGGATTGGAATGCTGAAATAGCACAAAATTCTGACAATGTGGATGAAAACTTCTCAACTGATGAAAATCGTTCAACAGGAATACTTCGTAATTCTATCAATCGTCAAGATACATATGGTTTGATTAGTAAATTAAACTTTATTGTAAATGATGAATTAGAACTACAAATGGGTATTGACTGGAGAGCAGCAACTATTGAACACGCTAGAGAAGTTCGTGATTTATTAGGTGGTGATTATTATGTTGACTATTCAGACGACAACTTTGAAGAAGGTAAAGTCGTTCGTTTAGGAGACGAGATAGCATACCACAATGATACAACTGTAGATTGGTTAGGTGGATTTGTTCAAGCAAATTACACTACTGACAAGATGAACATTTATGGAATGGGTGGACTATCAAGTATAGAATACTCTTACCAAGACCACTTCACAGTGGAAGATGAAGTCATCACAGCAGACCCAATTTCAACATACCAAGTTAAAGGTGGAGTAATGTATAATGTCAATGATGATTTGAGTGTATTTTTCAATACAGGAATGGTTGAGAAAGCACCTATTATGGACAATGTAATTTACTTTGACGGAACTGTAGCAACAGACCCAGCAAATGAGAAATTTTTGCATAATGAGTTTGGTGTAAATTACAAGTTCGGTAAACTTGGATTAAATGCAAGTGCTTATAACACAGATTGGCAAGATAGAAACTTGACTAAGTCAGTAACGACAGGTCAAGGAGATTCAGGTGATACTGATGTTATCTTCCTAACAGGTGTTAATCAAAAGCATTCAGGTATAGAACTTGAAACTAACTATATGGTAAATGATATGTTAGATTTAATGTTCGTAGCCT